ATAGCTTTCTGCATATTGTATGCTTTCTCTACTGTTCCAACCCCGTAGAAACGTCCAGGACGAACCTCAGGGCGGTATGCAATGATAGGTCTATCTTCCATCATGTATGGAGTACGCTCTGCTTTTAGTAGCGTATTGTCGTTAGCAATAACCAAGATTGCTTCAACAAGATCACTGACGTTATAAGCAGCAGAATCTTCTGGGAACAAGTCTACAACCTCATCCCCTTCGTTTTCTAGCTCTTCTAAATATTCTCTAGGAACAAGACCATAGTATCTAAGAATCTTAACCTTATCGTCTTGATAAGTAGTAGACTCTGTTTTAGTTACATCTAAGTCATCACCTTCATAATGAGGTTCAATTTGTACTTGTCTGTAAATACCAGACTCAATACCTTTAACTACTTGATAGAGACTAACGTATTCTTCAATAGCTACGCCTAATGAATCATCAATAGAATCAGCATTAGGATCTATAAGAAGATTACGAGGATGTACTGGTTTAACTTTAACTGATACTTTTTCCTGTTCAGTTACTCCAACAGCAGCAGTCTGTTCGCCTGGCATTTGCTGTGTTGTTGGTACACGCTCCATTTCAGTCTTAACTAAAACTTCACCAATACCTGTTCCGTAAATCTCTGCTAACTTAACAATAGAACTGACATTATTAATGTATGCGTTATTATGCGTATCTTCCATAAGAAGAGCTTGCATAATTTCTACGTCATTTCTATCTGGATCAGCTAAATCATCTACTACTTCAAAGAGTTTACCAGATCCTGCAAAGCCTTCCATAGTTTCTGCAACCCTGTTATCAACAGCTTGACGAGTTGCAGGACTAATGATTTTGCTACGCTCACTATCCCTAGTACGATCTTCAGAAGCCCAGATACCATAATAAATCCTTTCGTATTCATCCCATTTAGTTTCATAGTTAGTATCCCTCCAGTCTCTCCACTTATCACAGTGGTCAACTACGAATGATACTAGCTCTTTATCACTCTCAGTAACTTCTGATTGTAATTCGTTATTGTATTCTTCAGCCATGTTTTTTCCTATTAAGGTGTAGCGTAATCAAACGGATCTTTTAGTAAAGGGTTAGTATAAATGTCATCATCTTGTTCTTCTTGAGAGCGTAAAGCTACTGCTCCTCCTCCAATAGCAAACGTAGGCGCAGTTGTGTCGCTTGGTTTAATTGAAAATTTTGGATCATTTGGAGAAGCTGTTTTTGCATTTTTAGCTAACACTAACGGACCAACTTGTATTACTTCATCTGCATTAGTCACAGGCAATCCTGTTGCTTTATCGTAAAAATAAGAAGCTCTAAAAGGATTCATACCTACCTGAACCCAAGCTGACCCTGGTTTTTTAGATTCTTCTAACAATTTTGTCGCTTTTGAATAAACTGATGAAGAACTTTCATTACTCCAATCTCCATAAATTCTTGCTATTGGGCTTTTATTTACCTGTTCTGTTGCAATTTTTAAAGCTCCTTTTGGAGGAGAATCAAATTCAACGTTTTTTAATACTGCTGTTTGTCCGTAACCTAAAGAATTTCCAGAACGTACAGAACCATCGTGCAAACTAACAACCCATGTATCATAATTATCGTAAGCAGGTATATCTAACCTTGATGCAACTCTTGTTCCGTTTTTAATTGTTTTGTTAACGCCTACAATACCTTTATTTACTTTATCAGGAGTCAAAGCCAAAGCTATTTCTTTTTGAGTAGGCATTTTTGGCATTTTAGTTATAGGTTGTATTGGTAAATAATCTTTTACTAACTTCCTATATTCGTCTTGAGTTAATTTACCTGCTTCAAGCTGTTTAGATGCAGCAGCTAACTCAGGAACTTGAGTTTTTCTTTGTTTTACTAAATTTTCATTTTTCCATTTAGCTACATCATCACCACTTAAATTAAATTGTCTATAAACTTTATCTGTTTGTGGGTATTTAAGACTATCTTGAAACGTAGGTTTAATTACGTCAGGAGAAAGTTTTTCAAAAGTAACATCTGTTGAGGGTTGCCAATAAACTCTTATATCACTTTTAATATTAGGATTTTTAATTGTCTTGTCTTTTAGTTCTAATCCTTGATATCCTAATTTTTTTAGTTCATCTGTAATATCATCAAAAACATTTTGAACATCATCAGCAGATAACCGACCAGATGTGTATTCTCTAAAAGTATCGTAAAAACTTCTGGTGGATAAATTTTCTGTTTCATCAATAAATTCATCAATACCAAAATCTTTTAAGTATTTTTTGCCAACTCCTTTTTTTATTGCTTCTTTAACTTTAAGAGTCATGGGTTTATCCATCTCTAAAAAGTTAATCTCATTTGGCTGTTCTACTCGATACAAATTACCATTGTCATCTCGTCTTACTGCATATCTTTTAGCTAATTCAATATTTTCAGTAGTATAAAAACCTTGACCATATAAATTTGTAGATGGATTATGAAAATCACTAAGTCCAGTTAAATTTTCGCCAGAACCATGAAATAAATTTTTAGTTGGTCCTCTCATTACACCCATCAATGATGGTATAAAAGGTAATATACCTACGCCAGATAAAGCAGCGTTTAAGTATTCGCCTTTATTTAAATAATCAGCAGTTTCTATTCCAGCTTTTATATCTCCTACAACTGGAGTAAAATCAACAGCTAATTCAGCACCTAATGGCAGACCATCAGCATTACGACGCTGTGTAGTATATCCTGTTGTATTGTCAGGAAACTCTCCAGTACCACCAAATAATCTTTTATCAGCCATATTAGTAACCACTTATAATATCTAAAGGTTCGTAATCATCTTCGTAGTCTTCAAAATATACTGCTGCATTAGCTATATGTGCTATCAAACTTAATGAATCTACCATGTCATCGTGGACTCCAGTAGTGGGGAAGTTCAATAGTTCATCCTTAAAGCCTGGTATCCAATCGCCATCACAAAGCTCTATCTGCTTGTGTTCAAATCGTCCTTGTAACGCACCAATAATCTTATCAACCTTACTTTTATTTCCTAACGCTACTTCGTCTATCCTTGGGTAGATCGCCTGTTTTAGCATCATCTCTGTGAGATACGGCATCAACGCTCTTTTTAATGCACCTTTTTCGATTCCAATTACTTGTATGTCGTATAAGCGGACATGGTTTAGAATCCTCTCGCATATCTCCTTAATATCCCACCTTCCTGCGTCAACCTTATCAACCCACCATTTATTGTCATCACCCACTTTGACAATGGCTATAGCTGTCTGGTCTAAATACTTCTTTTTATTACTAGCCTGAGCAGATACGTTTTCAAAACCTGCAAGGTCAACCCCCATATAGTAAGTCCCATGCTCAGGTTCTTCTTCCCTATCCTTTATGACAACCCAATCTTCCTTAAACAAGTCTGACTGTGGTGCTTCAAAACTAGCCATGAACTCCTGCCTAAACGCAAACGTAGACATGGTGTTCTTAGCTATTTCAATCTCTTCCTTATCTAACAACGGATTATCAAAAGAAGTAAAGTGCCAACTCTTCCAATCCTTTGCCTCTGGTCTACCACTCTGACCTAGCTTATAGATATCATAGAAGTGATTACGTCCCTTCGGTGTACCTATAAATACTGCATGACCCTTTAAGTCAGCCAATGCAGGTCTTAAAATCTGCTCAAACACTGTAGGCTTAATATCTGCATACTCATCAAGTACGACAAACTTTAAGGCTACACCTCGCATCGTCTCAGGTCTGTCAGCACCCTTTAACGATATGACAGATCCGTTAACCAATGTAATCTGCATGTTGTTCACATGGCTGCCAGTTATGACTGGATGTGCTAATTCCAGTAGCTGTTGCCACATAATGTCTCTTGCCTGTTGCTGGGTTGGTGCGATGTACCACACATGACCCTTTTTAGCTTCAAGAGCAGAGACAATCAACCTCCAAGCTGCTAAACGGCTCTTACCTGTACGTCTTCCTGCTGCAATAACCTTAAATCGAGCTTCATCAGTCCAGACTTCTTGTTGCCAAGGAAGTAGTTTAATCTTCAGGTCGGACATCTATCGTCTCAAATTCAACATCTTGATAATCTTGTTCTTCCTCTTCTGTCTGATCCACGATTGCTTTGGCATCCCCAACCATTGAAATCTGAATAGATACATTACCTTTTCTAGCATCCTTGTCCTTTTCAAAATAAGACATCGGAAGCACCCTGTCGATACACATCTTAAGACAAGCTACCTGATCCTTATCATCATCATCTAGTGCTTTCTTAATAATGGTGTTTATGACAGTTTCACCACTTGTTGCTAACAGCCTAGCATGAAACTCTTTGATTCTCGCAGCCTCACCTGGAGGACGTCCAACCTTATTGCGTTTCTTTTTTTCTTCTACTGCTGTTTTTCTTGGTCTACCACGACCTCGTTTTTTAACTGGAGGGT